ACTAATCTTCGGGGATGTTACCACCGGCTTAATTGTGAACGGAGGCCGCTTGATATAGTTGCGAGGAGTCCCCTTCTCCTGGTCGGACGTGGACGTTATCTCGTTGCCGTCCTTGTCCCAGAAGTTATAGACATCCCCGTAGTCTCCCTTAATCTCTAATCCGTAGGTCGCTGCTATGTCGGCCTTGGGCATCTGCAACGTATTGATGCAGGCCCATGAATACTTCCCGCCAATCTTCTCCCAGTACAAATCGTAGATGTCGATAGGGAGAATCTCGAAACACAGCTTCCCGTCCTCGTCTTTGTAAATCACATTCCTTGTCGCGGCCCACCCGCGGAGGTTGGTGTAGAAGCACATCGACGGGTACACATACGAGTCAATACTGTTAATCTGCAGGTCATTCGCAGAATCAATGACGCCCTTCCACCAGTTCTTTATCATCTCTACCTGTTTATCAGGGATGGAAGAAACTATTCTCAGCTTCGGCTCTGCTCGCGACATGATAGAGGTTATCCGGTCAAGGTATGTTTGAGGGGCTGAGGAGGTGACGTTATAAACACCAGGGAGCTTTACGTTCTCCAGTTCCCCATGGACACCCTTCATGACGTGGGAGTCTAACAGGTAGATATTGAGGTCGTCATCCCACCTGGTTGTCAGGGCTTTCCTCTCAGAACTGCCCTTTACCTTACCAACCTTACCGCTGATTTCTTTATAGTTCATCCGAATATCCTCACGACTTTCTTATTCGCAGATGCCTCGGGTCTTGCGTACCCATACTTACAGATTATCTCATACGTAACGGCTTTAATGCCGTGGTTATTGTCGTCTTGAACTCCGATGACAGTTCCGTTGCGGTCCTTGGCATACGTGTACACTGCAGTACGACCAGTATAAGGATGAGGGCAGCCCCCAAACTCAGAGATAAGGCCGCGACAGCGAGGATGAATAGTAAGGTGGGGGTGATTTGTGATAGGGTCTGGGATAAGGTATGTCCGCATCCTCTCGATGCCAGCCGCAACCGGAACCTTCTTAGAGCGTAGATTAACCCCTGCCATCTTCCGCCATATCTCTGATGCAGGTGTGTCAGGTTTATGTGCAGTTCCGGCAATATCGATAGAACCACCTTTGACATCCTTCCACCACGGTCTCATCTTACAGATGTGTATCATCTGCTCCGTGGTTTTAAACTGCTCGTACACCTCATCGAAAGCGTGGAAGTAATCCCCGGTCCACTGGCCGGCCTCCACCGCGTACCACCCCTTGGAATATCCAGGGTCTACACATATCTCGACGTCATTGTCTTCGACATAATCGACACTTGTAACATGAAGAGTATTCCTAAACTCATGGAAGATTCTCCCGGACGGGGGACACGGGATACCACCCATACGCTCATTGAAGAGGTCTGGAGACATGGTAGCCTCAATCCTCTTGAGCAACTCATCCTCTCTTCCGCCGGGGTAAAGGTTCGTGTTGGTCCAGGAAGGAACCGAGAAGCTCTTCGCCCCCTCCTTGTTCGGCCCCTGCCAGGAATTAAAAAGCTCTGGATACCATCCAAGGCTTCCCTCAAAGGTTCCGGTTAACAGGAGCCACCCTCCGTCGCCGGCCCTGCCGAGACGGGCGATTAGTCTCTGAATAACTTCAAAGTCACATTGGGCCGCCTCACACACGACTATCCCATGGGGTGAATACTTCGATATGTTCCGCGGGTCCTTGGCGCTGATGGTCGATATAACAACGTCCCCGGCTAAGATTATCTTGCCGGGGTTCGTTACTTTAGAAGCGAACTGCAGGACTCCTAATTTATCCGCAGCCTCCGCGATATAGTTGAACTCAGGGGTTGTGTTGTCGTAGTCGGCACCGACAAGCCAGAACAGCTTGTCCTCCCAGAACCTCCCAATCAACTCCATAGCTCCGACCAGGGACTTGCCGGAACCCTCACCCCCTACCATCATCCGTATCCACGCATCACAGTCGTGGACCTGCGATTGAAGCTCATTGGGGTGATAATCGACTTTATCCCAGATTATCTTCTTGCGTTCCGTCAGAGTCTTTTGGTCCATCCTTACCTTCCGCAGTAGCGCTATCACTACCAGCATTCCGTAGTTCATCGAACAACTCTAGGGCCTTTTCACTATCCGTGTTCATTGTGGCCGACAGCTTAGGCAGCGCGTAGGGGAGAAGGTCCGCGACGAATAGCCTATGGGAGTTAATCAAGTCCTCCACCGCCTTCACTGCAGCCAGGTACTCCGCTTGTTTCCCTTTCTCCTTTAGCTCCTCAGCCTTCTCTTGAAGCTCACCAATCTTAACATTCAGCCACTTCTCGTTCTGTAACAAGTGAGTGACGAGCTTCTGCGTGTTGTTGCGGAGGATGGTCCTCCCGTGCTTTGACGACTTTGTAAATCTAGGGTGTGCCATATTTCTCCTTTATCTTGTGCCGCAGATAGTCTATAAACGCACAGACGCAGGCGCATACCGGAATACAGATGGCCAGGTCTATCCAGTTTATTTCCATTCTATCTCTGCTCCCAACTGCGGCAGGATTTGGTATAACGCCTGTGCTATCTGCTCGATATGTCTGTGTTCCAACTCTCCGTTACAGTACACTTCATTTACCGCTTCCATCATTTCGTGGAGCCATGTGGTTGTTCTTCCGGGCTCCTCCATGGATTCAAATATTCTTATCTCTGCGGCATTGGCGGAATGTTGCCCCTGCCTGCCTTCCGTTATGGCAATAGTAGAGTCATATATGGTTTTGTAGTTATGGCCCCCTATTTGCAGCGGAACTTCTAATGGTTTCATAATCTCCTTTAAGGGTTCAAGGCCAGGCGCTCTAAGGAAGTTTGCAACCGTCCGTCCGCCGACCCTGGCCCGCCCCCTTTAAATTAACCGCCGGCATTCACCGACGTCATTAAGCCGCTCGCCGCGGCCTCCCGGGCTAAAGAAAAGCACGTAGTCGTTTACCGTCCATGCGTGCTCATACCAGACTCTCATGCCAACTACAATACCACAAATATTATGGCTTGTCAACATCTGCATTAAAAAAATTCAAGCCCCCATAAAAATTAGGGAAACGACGTTTTCTTTTAGGGAGGAGATTATAGAGAAGAGTATATATATTTATATATATATCTTTTGTAGGGGTCCAAGCGGACCCCACCCTCTGGGGTCCGGGCGGACCACACCTTAGCTATAAATGGGGTCCGGGCGGACCACACCCTGTTCTGTTTTTTAGCTACGATTTGGGGTCCAAGCGGACCCCACTTATTATGTAGAGTAGACGGTTTGTTTACATCTTTTCCGGGAAAGATACCAACACCCTGACTTTGTATGTATGGTTCGCATAATGTATAGGATATGCCCTTCGTGGAGCCATCGCCTACTCGTGGATTATGTAGAGTAGTATGGGGGTTTAGGTAGAACGGACGGTAGGGTGTAGACCACCACCCACACACGCCCGAACGCTCGCTCACGCCTACTCCCCCTCCCTAGGGCATACCCCCTACTTCCGAAAGCGGAAACCGGAAGCCGGTTGCCGGTATCCGTAGGCAAGCGGTTGCCTACTACCGACGGACGGACGGACTACCGTTAACCCCTTGCCTAATGGTAGGCCGCACGATTGCATACATTATTAGGGCGGCGGAAGTTTTGGGGTTCCGTGTTCGATTCCGTAGCTAATCAATCGCCGTAGCTTTGTTGCCTAAATACTCAACATCCTCAACCATCCACTACTCCTATCTACCTATGCCGAAAAGACTAGACAAATGACTAGTTGTATTCTATTATCCATCGTGGGACAATATAGACAGTCAATTTCCGAGAGGCGCTTAAATACCGCCGTTGACGGATAGACCTTCAGACAACTGAATACGGGCTACAGTGTCAAAGTAGATGGGCACTAGCGGACGGGTCTTGTAACATCGATACCTGTGAATGAGCAAGGGTCTTCGTTATACGGTCTCAGAAGTGGGGCACGATAGATAGTTACAAGCCCGCTAGCGACAAGATGCAGCGTGAATGCACCCAGTAGGTAGACACTGAACAAGGTCTTGCGACTGCCCGTAGCGTAAGCGAATCAAAGCTTACACAGTATAAACGGTAGACTCCAGAAGTTCCTCAGAACTTCTGTTCTATCTGTAGTGCGTGATGATTACCAACATCGCAGTTGGAAAACAAACGCATGGGGCAACATAAAGATAACCCCGAAAACTAGCAAACGTTCTGTTTCGCTTTGGTTTGAGGCAACGAAGGTTAAGAGTGGGCGGGAGCTAGACAATAATCAGGAATAGAATACTGCCTCTGTAATTAGGCTGGGCTAGGGCATGGCGGAGCTGTGCCCTGTTCCAGCTTGTAAGAATACGAGCTGGGTAGGAGGACTCAGATGGCTACATTAAGCAAGGCAGAGGTCAAGGCAGGGTTCAGGCTGATAGATGGGGTGAAGTATCGTCCTATGGAAGCGGCCAAGAAACAGGAGTCGTGGAAGCTGGTTTCCTCGTCGGGTAAGGTAATCGAGCTTCGGCATCTTCGGGACACGGATAATTACAGCGTGTTCGGGTTGGAGGCTCCTGTTAAGGGGAAGAGGGCTACGTTCGGCAAGATGTGGATAGCATAGCCTTCGGCTAGGCGGGTACGACAGCAGGTCTACCCACCTGACAGGTGGCTATGAAAGGAGGGCTATGGCGAAGTACGTAGCTTGTTCGAAGGGGTGTACTGTGTACACTAGGCCGAAGGTAGAGAAGGTGAATAGGAACGGCAAGTGCATCACGTATGTCCCAGTAGTAGCAGCGAAGAAGAAGAAAGCGAGGTGAAGGCATGGGTAGAAAGTTAGGGTACATAGGTATTGACCAATATGGCACCAGTTATAGGGGACTCAAGTATCCACGAAAAGACTTGCTTGATAAGCTAGGTAGAAAGCACGCGGATAAGATGTGGGCAGATGTTCTACATAATGGGGTGTATGAGAAGAACGAACCTAAGAGACATCACATCGGCTATATCATAGCAGGACTCTGGATAAGAGTTTATACTGTGTATGATTGGGGGAAGTATGAGTAGAGTAGCACTATAACGAAAGCGAGGTGAATAGTGGATATCGAGCGAGTGCTAATCGAGGCAGAGGGTAAGGCAAATACGAAGGAATTAGTGTCCGCCCTATGTAACACAGTGTGGACATGGCAAGGAGGTGATATATCGAATGCGATGGATGGGGATGAGGTGGATGCCCTTGTGGAGAGGTTTAGAATATCCCTGAATATAATGCAGGGGAATGTATAAGGTAGCACTATCAACGCACGCTTGGTAGTGAACAGGAGGTGTAAATGATTCTTTGGGCAACCCATATCTAAATAAGGAGGAGAAAGATGTGTAACTTTATAAGCTGGTTCCAGAAAGGTGATGCGGTAATCTTCCTGACCGACAACGACCTAGCAACTAAAGAGGGGATGGCACTACGTAAGGAGCTGGGCGACCAATTCATCAACGACATCAAGGGTCATGGTGCAATAGCTCGATACTTCGAGCTAAACGAATGGGTTCTGCCGATGGATGCGATAAGGCGAGAGGTTGGAGATAGTAGGTGTCCCGACTTCTCCACTCCCAATAACTTCCCACCGCAGATAGTAGAAGCTATCAAGAACTGCAACCTAACACAGATAGGGCGACTACCAGATAATGTTCTACTCTCACACGGATTGGGTTTAATCAAGAAAGATGCCAAGCGGGAGGAAGCATATGCCAAGTGGAAGGAAGCAGAGGCCAAGTGGAAGGAAGCAGAGGCCAAGTGGAAGGAAGCAGAGGCCAAGTGGGAGGAAGCAGAGGCCAAGTGGCAGGAAGCAGAGGCCAAGCGGGAGGAAGCATATGCCAAGTGGGAGGAAGCAGATGCCAAGCGGAAGGAAGCATATGCCAATGTTTTTTGGAAAGTCTTTGCCGACCCCAAGAATCGTAAGAAGGTATGGAGGTGAACCATGTTAGACCTAGAGCTGGAGTTTCTCGACTACGAACTAGCCGAGAACATTCCGAATGGGGGTGTGTTAATCGCCCTCAGTAATGCAGACCCTGTCATCTTGGATGATGATGGAGAAATAGACTAAGGTGGAACGGCCACGGGTCAACGAGGATATTTATAACAGGAGGAAGGTCATGGTAGCTAAAAGAGGAGAGCAATACGAAGACTTCAAAGGGTACAAGGATGATGGCGTCACTCACATATCATGCGGAGAGTATGCCGCCGACTTCAAGGACGGCGAGATAATACGCGAGTACACCAACGAATCGAACGACACCTGCCCTGCGGCAGCGTTCTAAGGAGGACACATGAATAAACATACAGCTACACCTTGGAAAGTATCATCCGTATTTGTGAATAATGCCCCGAATGAAACACATATCACAACTGGCAAATGGGGGCAACCATCTATTGCGGTAGTAGATAACGAAGCCAATGCCGCCTACATCGTGCGCTGTGTTAATTCACATGAGGCATTAGTGGAGGCTTGCAAAGTATCGCTTGAGAATCACGAAATAGGGGAATATGAATCACAAATGCAAGGTAAGCCAAGATATTGTGAAGTGCTTGAGATTTTACGGGCAGCCCTAAAATTAGCAGGAGAGGGGTAGTATGACAAGGTGGTGCAATAACTGCAAGGAACTGACCGAGCATAAGGTACTCAAGTCTCAGAGGGTAGAGATTTATATCTGCCAGAAGTGCAGAGGAAGGAGGAAGCATGAGGGCATTGGAACGCCTCGACCTGATAAAGCAAGTCAAGGGCATGATTGAACCTATGGCCGAGGCCATCGTGGATGAAGTGGAGAGCTTCGAGCAAGCTAGAGCTGTCTGGCTCGAAATCTTAGGCGTCGATGAGCCGACGCAAAGTAAATTTTAAGGAGGGTAAAATGTTTAAAGTAGGAGACAAGGTAAAGGTTATCGCGGCGTGCTGGAATTATCCCACGGATAAGGTGGGCAGCACAGCGAAAGTTCTCGCAGAGAGTGGCGACGCCACTCTCTGCGAGTTCGGGTTCACAGCCCCGGCCTTCCATAACGGCCTTGGTTGCGCCAGTGGTAAACCCAACCACTGCTACTTTCTAGAAACCGAGTGCCTCAAGAAGGTAAGAGCGAAAGCCACTCCGAAGGCTACACGTAAACCGAGGAAACCCACGGTAGGCGACACCGTAAGGCTTATTGAGGACTTCGATGGCTCCGGCATGGTGGGAGAGCTGGCTGTAATCAAGGAAGCCGCTGGCTCGATGATAGGCATCGAGTTTATTAACAAGATGCCATCTGGAGGCCATACATGCTCAGACACATGCAAGTTAGGCCATGGGTGGAACGTACCCAAGGATTGCGTGGAACTGGTCACGAAATCCAAGATGAAGAAAGAACTCGCCATTGACCCTCGCACGTTCTACAAAATCCTGCGAATCGATGGCGCTCCGGCCAATAAAGACGCAAGGGCCACGGGATTCAAGTACACACTACCCGTAGACGGAGAGACGGAATGGACGCCGACCATCGAGGATATCGTAACGTGCGAGAAAGGCTACCACGTTATAGATGCCGAATACATTCAGATATGGCTCGGCTCTTATGACGAAGACCTTATCGTATGCGAGGCTAAGGCGCGAGGAGAGATTAAGCCTGGGCTTGACAAGTATGTGGCTCAGTCGATTCGACTCACAAAGATTCTATGCAGATGGAATGACGTTAGGAAAGTGTTCGAGAAAGAGCGTGTGGCTATAGAACAGGAGGCTCGTAAGAGATACAACCCCATCTGGGAGGAAGTAGATGCCAAGATGGAAGAACTGTTCTCCAAGCTGGTAATAGGAGGCTAACATGGACGAGTTAAGGCTAAGGGCACGCTGCGCCCGCCGGGGCTGGCCGGTGACGAAGATACAGCACAAGACCATAGCTATCGTAGCTTGTAAGAAGGAGGTGAAATGTATAAGTGCCAGCACGAGCCATGGTGTAAGGTGAGAGACAGGTTCGAGGCGCTCATCGACTACAAAGTGAAGATAAACAAGGACGGAAAGCACCTATCTAAGCCGGAGTTCCGCGATATAGTTGAGGTGAAGTGCGTCAACTGCGGTACTGTGGCACGATGGGAGATATAAGGAGGGAGTTATGTACTTCAAGGTTACAATTAAGGAGCAGAATGGCGAGCGAGAATACTATCACGACTGCATAACAGAAGCAAAAAGTTTTAACGAAGCCTTAATCAAGGTCGAGAATACAGCGCGTAATTGGTATGAGGATGTCGATGATGAGGATGTCGAGGTAAGCACCGATGAGGTGGGTAATAATACCTACGACTTCATATATATCGGAGCCTCAATTAGGGTAGACAGTGTTTGCCCTACCACTATCAAGGAGTGGTGCAAGCAAGCCTTCCAAGCAGCGCTGATATAGGAGGTAGACATGGTAGACGTAGGTAAAATCATAGAGTACGAGTCCGGGGAGATGGACGGAGACGCAACGGTAGCCTTCTTCCAAGAGATGATAGACGACGGCTCCGTCTGGTCTTTGCAGGGACACTACGGAAGGACAGCCACGGCCTTGATAGAGGCCGGGTTATGTCATAAGAAAGGGGAGTAATATGAAGAAGCAAATGTTTGAGGTTACAGTTAAATCATCACGCCAACCGGAGGTACCGCAGTCTCTATTCGCGGACTTACTAAAGGCCAACCTAACCGGAGCTGGGTACAAGATAGCGCTCAGTATTCTTGCCAATACGATTGGAGCAGGCCGGAGCTTCACTCGTGTCTCTCTGTACGACATGGGCGAGTTTGCTCTCTTATCGACGGCGGCAGTGTCTGTAGCCTTAACCTCACTCGAAGATGCACGCATCATTACAGTCGTAAGACCTGGGCCGGGCGTGGCAAATCTATATGCCATTAACTTTAACACGGCACAATGGCAAAGCCGCCGCGAGGGAGCAAGGCGCAGAATCGGAGCACCCAACGAAAGCACGACTACAATTATAATACGACGTAAATAAGGAGGAGTAGGTGCACATATTCAGGTTGATTCCACAGGAAGAGTTCGTCTCGAACATCCTCCTTGCGTACCTTTCCTCATCCCCGGAGGATAGGTCTTCTGGTAGGTGGTGGTATCCTACTGCCAACAGCATCGCCAGAGGTATGGCTCACGAGTTTGGTATCAGTGTGTCACAGATGGCCGGGATAATAGCCGTGCTCTCGCCTCAGATATCGTGGGAGCGCAACTGCATCGTGGCCTACGAGTTCATGAGGTCGCCTTACGAGAGGCCCACCGGTATCACAACTGATAACTGGGTCAAGGCCAAGGAGATATACGAGGGGAGACTGGGGTTTATACGTGGTAACAAGGTCAGGTCGTTCTGGTCTTGCATCCTAACCGGGGGAGATACGAACGAGGTAACAATCGACACCCATTCGGTAGACGTAGCATTAGGAGAGGAGGCACGAGAGAAGGACAAGAGATACCTGGTCAACAAACAGATTTACGGCATCTTCGTGGATGCCTATCGAGAAGCGGCGAGGCAGTTAAGACTGCCCGTTACGGAGGTCCAGGCCACAACGTGGGTCTGGCACAGGAAAGGAGAAAGATGATAAGTCACATGAGTGTGGTGGAGTATAGAGATACGCACATTAATGAAGGTTGGCATGTCGGCATGATAGTGCTGGATGAAGAGCGGATATGGCACTTCGTTTCCGACACTATGCCCGGCAATAATAACATGGGAGTGGAATACGGGTTCAAGTATAGCTGGTGGATTGGCCGTAGTTTGGAAGGTGAGGACGTGAAGGAAATCAACGTCTCGGCCATAGACGCCATGAACCAGACCATACAAATCTGGCTGGAGCTGGCAGAGAACGGTGAAGACGCGAACTGGAAGAAGGAGCAATACAAGCAGTATGAACACGGGTGCCCACTGTGTCAATACGCAATAGATAGCGGGAAATTGACTATGTTTACTTGTGGCAAGGTGTGCCCAATGGTCGGCCATTGGGGTTCTTTATGGAACCACATGTGTGATACGCCGGAAGCATCCTACTATAAGTGGCGCAACGAAGGCGACCCGGACGAGCGCAAGGTAAAGGCCAGGGCCATAGTCAACGAGATGATTAAGGTACGTGCTGAGATGATAGCGAATTTAACGAAGGAGGAAACAATGAAACAAGAATCTTACACCGAGATGAAAATAAAGAGGGTTGAGGTTGTTAAAAAGACAACCGAGAATACACTCAGGCTCAAGCTGGTTAAAGAAGGCAATGACACTATTCTCTTGGCCGTAGATACGGACGGCTACGGGATTAGCGGCGGGTGCATCTTGGCTATAGAAGAGGACGGAGCCATGTCTAGGTGCCCGTGCATCAACAAAAAACTTGGCCTACAGCTCGACGCCGAGGGGCGCATCGTCATCAAGTAGCGCTATCAGTACAACGCTTGACAAATCGAGAAATTTGTGATACACTCGTAGCATGAATAGACGAGCGTGGCAATGGTTAGACGAGCGGCGCAATGTGGTGGTCGATTACAACGAGATGGTGCGGCAGTGCGACCTATGCGAGATAGAGAATCGCGTGGGTAAGTGTGCGTGTGATTTCTGCCCTGTATTAGATGACTGCCGAGCCATGTTCGACTCCCATTGCCCGCTCACAGCCGTCGATGACGAGGTGTTTCTGACCAACAGGCCGGTGTGTTGTGGCCGCCCCATGAAGAAGGATGGCCACGGCAAGAGCGGGCAGTATTACGTGCAGGTGTATCGATGCTCCATGTGTAAGTCAAGGAGATTCAATGTGGTATAGAGAACTTGTCACCTGTCCTACATGCGGAGGCTCCGGGAAGGTAGACGGAAACTTCTATGTAGTTTCCACGTTTGAGTTGAAGCCTCGTCCACCATGTACGTGTTATACGTGCGATGGTAGAGGCGAGATAGTAGTAGAATATAAGGAGGGAAAATGAAAGCAACAGCAGAGCAAGAGGGTGGATTCAAGCCGGTAAAATTGGAGATTATCCTGGAGACACAGGGGGAGGTGGATGAGTTCTTTGGGGTGGTAAACTACACGCCATTCGAAAAGGCGTTCCCAGTGATTGGTCGTCTCTGGAGTGTGTTAGACGCATATTCAACCCCAGGATATCGAGAGTCATGGAACGCGATACGGAAGATTTTTGAAGCCGGCAAATAGAGGGTAGGATAATGTTCAACATGATAAAGGTCTGCCCTAAGTGCGACTGGAATCGCCCATACGACGAGGGCAACGACCTGCGTGGTGTCTCTCTATTCCAGAGGTGCCCGGAATGCGGGATGGAATTAAGGACACAGCCCTATAGTCCAATGGGTGATAGTTTTGGGAGGAGCGATGAAGACCTGGGAAGAAGAAATGGTAGATAACTATATCAAAAAGAAGGAGGGGCAAATGTTGGAAGGTATTCTTAGGAAGGCCGGCTTCGATGAGAGGGGCCACTTCAAAGCCTCAATAGAGATTGAGCCGGGCAAGGTATGGGACCGGGATGTGGAGGTGGTGGGCGAGCAGACCAAGTGTATGCAGTGGGTAGGCAAGCACATCATCGCGGACGAGATACCGCAGGCGAAGAACCCGAAGTACAAGCAGCTTATAAACGTGCGCCTGGCTGAGAAGGTGTCAGCGCCCGCCGGCGAGCCTGTGGTTCAGAACAACTACGCGAGCAGGTTTACGCAGGACGAGGTTGGCCGACAGAAGTGCCGATGCTCCATCATCGAGTCGGTGTGCACACTGTTCTCCGGGAGCAAGACCGTGACCATCGATGCTATGATTAAGACCTGTCGTGCGTTCGAGAAGTACGTGTACGAGGCGTCGTTGATAGACGAAGCTATCAAGCTGGGCGCTACACCGGAAGACGAGTTACCCTTCTAATGTCTCTCCCCGAAGCCGTCAAGAAAAGTGTACGCTTGCGGTCAGGGGATAGGTGCGAGGGTTTATACAAGAGAGTTAAGGGCGGGGCCGAGCGTATCGGCCCCTGTCCCTGTCATGGAAGGTGGCGTTTAGTCTTCGCACATATCCAGCACCGTGGTAGTGGCGGAAGCAAGAGCCGTGACAAGGTGGATAACATCTTGCACTTATGCGTGTGGGGTCACGAACTCTTCGATGAACGTATCACTAAACGCGAGTTCGATAGGCAGTTACATGGAGGTTGAATGTGGCGAAACCGCAACTTGAAGACGGGTACATACGTATCGCCCGTGAGATATACATACACCTGTGTGCATTCAGGATACCCGGAGAGGTGCGTCAGATTATAGACGCCGTGATTATCAAAACTTACGGCTACCAGAAGACCTCTGATAAAGTGAGCTTCGGCCAGCTCGCCCAGCTCACGGGTATCCGGCGCGATAATATTAAGCGCCCACTAAGAAAGGCGCTGGAGCACAACCTGATATCGAAAGCGGACGGGAAGTTATCCTTTCAGAAGGACTGGGAGAAGTGGAAAACATTCTCGGGTGTGGTCCACCCGGACCCTGTGGTCCAAGCGGACCCCAAAGTGTGGTCCACCCGGACCCCAAAACTAGGGTCCAAGCGGACCCCTACAAAAGAAAAGAAAGATAATATAAAGATAATAACATACCCGGACTACCCTACTGTCCTTCTTTCAAAAGAAGAACACGGTAAACTTGTAACAGAGTTTGGCGAGGATGGGGCGATGCAGAGGTGTGAGGCGCTGTACCTTTACATGGGCAGCACAGGAAAGAACTATAAGTCGCACTACCTCACGATTCTGAACTGGGACAGGATGGAGAAGAAGCGCAACCCGGTTAAAGCTCAAGAGAGAATGACTATATCTGAAATGTTGGAGGGATTGGATGAATAAAATCGTATGCCTGATACTCGGGCACAAGTGGTGTCCTTGGCACCCGTCGTGTGTTGACGCGAAATATGACACCCGCGCCTGTGATAGATGTGGCACACGTGAAAGAAAGCGGGTGATATAATGGGGAAGAAACTACCCTACACACCCACGAGCACCATCCGCTCGTTACTACGCAAACTCTGGCTGCGCTCCAGGGAACGGAACGCAGCGCTCCGGGCCGCCGGGTATACATGCCAGAGGTGTGGAAAGAAGCAGAGCAAGGCCGCCGGGAGAGAGGTGAAGGTGGAGGTGCATCACAAGGATGGCATCAAATCATGGGAGCGGGTGTTCCAGGTCATCCGGGAGGAGATTCTGTGCCCTCCGCAGCGCCTGGAGGTACTTTGCACAGATTGCCACAAGAAGGAAGGAGGTTAGCATGGATACATTAACGCCGTTACAGAAGGCTCAAGGTAAGATAGAGAAGAAGGGGCTGAGGCGCGAGTGCCCAGTGCACCACGTCTTCGGACGCATAACCGACTGGGCACCACCGCCCGGCATCGACCCCAACATGAAGGAGTTCCAGTGTCCTATCTCTAAGCACGCATTCTACGAAGTAATAAGGCAAACGAGGAAGCCATGAGTAAAGAGATGATGATATGCCCAAAGGCGAAGGAATGTGAAGTTTTAAGGTGTGTACACGATGTTCCCCACGAGAGAGTCTTTTATATGGGGCGAGATATATGTTTTGGCGGTGCTAATAGTTCTTGTCCCGCCTGCATCCCCTACATTCCAGAGCCTTTCAAGAGATACATGAAGTATGAAGTGATGAAGCTGGATGATATTAAGAAATACCTAACACCAAGTCAGAAAATAAATCTCGAAGATATTATCCGCACATTACAGTATGGTAGACGCAAAGACGGTAAAGTGCCTTACAATTTCTATGTTGTGGTGAAGGAAGGATTACCATACACCGAGCAAGTATGGAAACTAATTGAGGATTATGAAACTAAGCCAGAGCAACCCAAGAAGTCTGTCTGCCCTGAGTGTAAAGGTTATGGACAAATTAGGAGTGAAGATTTAACTGGAGAAGGACAACAAACTTTCTATTTAGAATGTGCCGTTTGTAATGGAACAGGTGAGGCGCCTGCCGACCTCAAGCCAGCAGAGCCACTTGAGGAGCACCCTGAGTATCATCTTGTAGACAGGGAATCTGGTACTGCTTTTTACCCTGTAAAGCCAACCTGCCCTGAGTGTGGGCATCTGGTAAGTCAGCATATCATTATAGGCTGCATTGTACCAATAGATGGCAAGATTGGGCATGATTGTCCTTGTATGCGTACCCCTGCCGACCTACAGCCAGCAGAGGCAGAAGACCTACGTAAAGAGTTTGAAATGGCTGTTGAGGTAGCTTGTTGTAGCGAATGCGGTAATCGTGGAATGATAGCTATTGTCGGATGGGAAAAAGACTTATGCCGAGCGTGTGATGCACCCACTAAACTAGAAGGAATAGTAAAGCACTTAATGGAAGTAACAGCATCCCACGACTCCGCAGTAGCATCGAAGGCTGTCAAGGAGTTTGTGGAACAAGTAATAGTTGAGATGAAGGGGAGTTTTACAGAGTTCGATTTGCTCACTATTAAGCGACTCAGGGCTATGGCAGAGGGAAAGGAGTAGGAAGATGAAGTACAGGATTCACTTTTCATACAGGCTAAATGGTCATGAATTTGAGAATTACTATGACCTCGAAGGAAAAACCATCGAAGAAATACAAGACAAAAACTCTAAAGAAATGGCAAAACGTGGAATTGATGCAGATGAGAATGACTGCTGGTCAGAAGAAATAGGTTAATGTAAGGGAGAAGATAATGAATGAACCGAAGTGTCCTAAATGTGGAGTAACGCCCTTTCAGCATTGGAATCTTGGAACCATGCACAAATGTCATATCTGTGGAAAAGTGTGGAAGGAGTAGACCATGAGTGATTTCAAGCAGCAGGTAGAGGAGATAGTACATCATTGTGACAGAGAGGAGAAATGCGGGTGGCCTTATTGTGATAGCTGTGATTATAGGGTTGACCGCATCCTCGCCGCCCACAATGCTAGGCTGGATGAGATAGCAAGGCTTAAGAAGCCTACGTTAGACGATGCTAGTATTCAGTTATTAGACAGACACGAAAGAGAGACATACAACGAAGAAATAGTCGGGTTTAATGCTGGGGTAGAAGCTTGCCAAGCCTACATACAGGCACAGAAAGGAAGTTAAGATGAACGAAAGTTGTGATGGCTGCATTTGTCAAACTTGCAAAAGGAGAATTAATAATACATGTAGGGTATGCTGGAACCAATGCTGTGAACAACCAAGAACGCACACAAAAGAATGCAGTAAGTATGAGCCAGTAGAGGCACAGAAGGAGGGAATGTGAAATATAAATACATTGTCAATATTGGAAATGCTGAGGAAAATACGAGACGCTACAACGATTTAAGGAGGAAAGTTCTTAGTTACTTTAAAGCTACAGAAAAGAAAAGGATTCATCTTAAAGAACCCACCTTTGGGGGTAGTAACCCCTGCCCACACTGTAACCACACACCATGTCTAGGTGAATTTGATAGTAGTGATTGTGGTTAAGGAGGCTTTATGAACATAGATGAGGTGCCGACAAAGGAAGATGTTTACATAAAGCTACTGGTTAAATTTGCAGAGAAATACCTAGCATATAACGAATGCACATGGGAGGAAACATGGATTCCATAGATGAGGTACTGATGACAGAAAAACAAAGGGACAAACTGGAAAAACAAGCATTGAAGGCTGACACAAAGTACGGTGGTATAGTTGGTGCTATGGCTTACCCTGAGATACTTTGCAAAGCCCAATGCCTCAAGCTGCTGGAATGGCTTGAGGGGTACTGTGATAACGATGACCATCCAGAATACTACAACGATGAGGTAAGGTGGGAATGTCCCGATTGTATTTTAGAGCTAGAATCAAAGCTAAAGGAGGTGGGAAAGTGAACCAGTGCCGAGGTTATACACTAGATGTTATTAAAATGTCTAAGGGGTGGGCGCAAAAAGCCACTGTTGGTAGTGAATCTCGTTATAGGCTGTTCTATTATAGACATGATGCAGTTGTAAACCAAGAGGAGTGGATGGACTACAGAAACGCAGGGGACTTTAAGAGAGACTTTTACCATAATTTTAAATCCCTTGATGAATTAGGCGTTAAGGAGGGGTAGCATGGCAAGAGGATGGTTGGTAGGTATAGCCTGGATAGACGGAGCATTGAGTATAGGACTCTTCTTCGCTCTAACGATAAGGTTTAAGGAGCCACGTAATGGCAGATAAGCAACTTCCGCACTCACTTGAGGCTGAGGAGGCCGTCCTTGGGGCGCTCCTTATAGACAACGACGCGTACTTCAAGGTGTGTAGTATTCTTTCGCAAGACGATTTCTATAGAGAGAAGAACGCATGGATATATCAAGCAAGGCAGAGGCTTGATATGTGCGACCAGGTAACAATGGCCCATCAACTAGCTAAGGATGGGAAACTTGAAGCTATCGGTGGCGCAGCCTACCTCTCTCACTTAATAGCCAACTGCGCCTCGTCGGTCCACGCTGCACACTACGCGGAGATACTGCACAACCTTGGTAATGCCCGGCGTATCATAAGGGCCGGCGTTGCGATACAGGACATGGGGTTCGAGCAAAGACAAGACGGCGTAACAGAGGCCATCAAGCTGCTGCTTGGCATGGAGGGGAGAAGCCGAAACATGGTTTCCCCCGACGAATTGGCGGACTACGCTTTCGCCAGGTTCGACAAGTTAGCGAATGAAGAACTCAAGCCGGTACTCTTTGGCCTCCAGACCTTGGACAAGTTGGGGGGAATGCAGCCTGGGGAGCTAGTGATTCTGGGTGGAGAAACAGAGATGGGCAAGACGACCATGCTCGACCAGATAGCAAGACACCAGGCTCCGAACCCGGTCCTGTTTTGCACCACCGAGATGACACGAGCGCAGTGGGCGCAGCGCCAGATAGCACGCATTATGCACACCTACATGCAGAACCTCGGCAATTCCGACTATATTAAAAAGCATATGCGTGAAATCCTCGACGCATCGATGGAGTTTCGGAAGACCAACGTGCACATCATAACGGGCGGCGTCTCGGTGAATGATATTTACACCGAGGCAGCCAGCTTAAATGGATGCTGCTTGATAGTCATTGACTACCTGCAGCGCCTGAAAGGAGTGAGAGCATCATATGAGTCAGTATCCAGCGCGTCACGAGAGATTGCAGACATGGCTAAGATACTGGAGACGCCGATTGTACTGTCTTCTCAGCTCAGTAGAGACTCGCAGATAGGCAAGGACGGGAAGGTAATCAACAGGCCCCTATTGACAAGACTCAAAGATTCAGGTAACATCGAGAATGATGCCGACTGGGTGATGTTCATCCAACGAGAGAAGGGGGCCAAGAAAGGCACCCCGGATTTCCTAAAGGCCAAGCTGCTTATCGAGAAACACAAACAGGGCGGCGACCATGGAGAAGTAGGGATGACGTTCAGCCCACACGAGCAAATGTATAAGGAGGATGTATGAAGGTAGAACAAGGAGAGAAGTTCCAGCCAATCGTGATTACCCTGGAGGATAAGGACGAGGCCGCGGCGCTGTGGCATGTCCTTAACAAGAACCCTTACGAATACGACCAGGAATACAATAGGAAGTTTGGGTTAGTAGGAGACTACATCCGGGATTTTGAATGGGGATTATGGAAAGGTATCAACCCATTGATAGGTGAGTATGCACTAAAGACGAAAGGGAGGTTCGATGGAATCAATACGATGCCATAAGTGTGAAGAGGATGTGCCAGTTAGTACAATATTCCTCATGGGTGAGCCGCTCGATTACTGGCTTGAGCTTGCGGATTGGGCCGACGCACATGGTTACAAGAAGGATAAAAAATCTAAACCCATAAAGAATGGAGGTTTAATGAACAGCCTGTTCGATAAAGCGGCCAAGCTCGCAGCGGCGGTGGCAGCGCCGGTGTTCCAGTACCGCGAGTGGACGTGGTATGACCCAGACTTCAATGAGCGCATCCCATCAGTAAAGGAAATCCGAAACACAATCAGTGACCTGCTTAAAGATGCCGTTCGGGCTGGCTACTCAAGCACCGGGAGACTCACTGTCGAAAGAGATGACTGCGAAGACGGAACTCCGTGTATGTATAACATCATGCTCGACATTGGCACTGTGTTCTGTGACGACGACGGCGAACCGGAAAACGTGGAGGTGGACTGATGGAAGCGAAAGTATTCTACGACCTAATCGACAACGAGATTCTCCATAAATGTAATGACATCATGCGGTCAAAGGGTGAGGCGTACTCCGGCCTGGATGACAAGCTCGGCAAT